AAATACAATTAATTCATGGTTCTAATGGTCAAGTAAAACTTTCATTTATAGGTACAGGAAATGCTGCTAGAGGATTTATAGATGGACAAAGTGGTTTTATACGAATAAAAACAGCAACAGATGATACTGGAGTTATATGTCGGGATAATTCATCGACAGATTTACGCTTTGACGACAGTACAAAGCTCGAGACTACAAGTACTGGAGTAACAGTTACAGGACAGATAATTTCAGATGGCTTGCAAATGGGAGATAGCGAAAGAGCTAAATTTGGTAGTCATGATGACCTACAAATCTATCACGATGGTACTAATAGTTATGTAGACGAGGGAAGTGGTACAGGAGCGTTAATTTTTAAAAGTAATACTTATTCATTTAGAAATGCTGCTGATAGTGAACAGATAGCTATTTTTAATGAGAACGGAGCAGTAGAGCTATATCACGACAACAGTAAAAAGTTTGAGACAGCATCAGATCGGGTAAACATTTATGGTCACGTTTTTGCTATTGGTGGTAATTATTATATTTCAAATGGATTTCAAGATGCGTATGCTCGATTCCGTAATACAGGTGGTTCTAATGATGCTAACTTTGAGTTCTTTGTTAGAGATTCTGGTACTGAAACTGAGGCTCTAGAAATTACAAAAGATGCACATATCAGAATACCAAATGATAATAAAAAGTTGAAAATAGGAGCTAATGATGACCTACAAATTTATCACGATGGATCGGATTCCTATATAAAACATAACGGAACAGGTAATTTTTATGTACAAACAGCAGAAGCTGCTGTAGAAGATTTATTTCTACAAGCTGGAAACGATGTTTATATAAGGGTACAAACAGGAGAAACTGCAATAAAGTCTATAGGCAATGGAGCAGTAGAGCTATATCACGATGGCAGTAAAAAGTTTGAGACTACAAGTTCGGGTGTGACAATTAATGCAGGAGCTAGATTTGTTGGACCTGCTGGACAAAAAGAATGTACGTGGTCTAATAGTACAGGAATTTTGAATGTTCAAGATAGTGGAAAAGCTACTTTTGGAAATAGTGATGACCTACAAATTTTTCACGATGGAGGAGATAATCATATTGATTCAGTTAGTAATGCACATAAATTAAAACTTCAAGCCGAAGCAAATATAGAACTTAGAAGGGCTGGTGCTAACGAAGTGATGGCTGCATTTTCTCCTAACGGAGCAGTAGAGCTATATTACGACAACAGTAAAAAGCTTGAGACAAAAACAGGCGGTGTTATTGTAGAAGGTTCGCAACTTTCCTTAAATGATAGTAATGCTTGTATATTTTTTAATACCAGTTCATCAGGATTTGGAGCAAATATTGGGATTGGTAGAGCATCCACAAATAACTTTCATGTAACAGGAAGCCAAGCTGGTGAACTTGTTATTGCTGCTGAATACGAAAAAAGGATTATTTTTGGTTTAACAACAAATACATCTGGTGCTCCAACTATTAAAATGACGATGCATGCAGGCGGTCAAATTGATGGAAACTTTAACGATACTTCAGACGCTAAATTAAAAGAAAATATAAACCCAATACCTGATAATGCTATAACTGATGTTAAACAATTAAAACCTGTAACTTTTGATTGGAAAGATCCCGGTGCTAATAATAATGTTAGTGGATTTATTGCTCAAGAGCTTAAAGAAGTTCTTCCTAATCTAGTTAATGGTAAAGAATGGTCAGAAGAAGATCAAAGCAACAGATATACAATTAACACTATTGGAGTAGTAGCACATTTAACAAAAGCTTTACAAGAAGCAATTACAAAAATAGAAACATTAGAAGCTAAAGTTGCGCGATAAGTAATTCTTCGTCTAGTTCTACTTTAAATTTAATGATATATCTTGAATCTACTGGTGCAAAAATGGGCTATGCCACAGCTTAAATATAACTTTTCCCTTACTATCGTTAAACTCTAAATTAGAGATTTATTAATTGCAGCGTTAGAATCCTCTTAGTAAAGTTAAGTAATCGTAGAATTTTAGAAAAGTAATTTCACACAACTATGGCAATAACATATACATGGGAAATAAATGGTACTTGCTCTAAGCGTGATGTAGCCGATGGCTATTTCACTAATGTGGTCTATAGAGTTAAAGGCTTAGACGGCACAGAAGAAAAAGCTAGACGCACCGGAGAAATCGTTTATACAAAACCTGAATCACTACCATCAGATTTTATCGCATTCGACACATCCGCTAAAACACCTAATGAATCAACTATGATTGGTTGGGTAAAAGATGCTCTTGGAACAGATGAAGTAGCTGCCATAGAAGCAAGTCTAAAAACCGAAATTGATTTAATTAATACGCCAGTACAAACAACAGGTGTAGCCTGGTAAAATTGCATTAGTTATAAATACTAATATAATACTTTTAAAATAGAATATCTCACTGCTGTGTTAAATAAAACCATATCACTGCACTTAGCTTTGCATTTAAAAATAAGTAAAGTATCATGTGAGCATATAGGTTCTTTATTTGATTTGCAAGAAACTAATCATAATCTTCTTCTAATTATTAGAGACACCTCTATAAATTCGTTGAGGAACGCACCTTCTGGTGCATGGACTCAACTTCGTCAGGAATTAAAAACACGTAGATGAATTTTATAGATTATTTTTTATCAAAACCATCGGTATATCTTCTTCCAGGTACATGGGAAAAGCAGCCTTTAATACCACATGGGCACTATCTCGGGTTACCTCCACAGGGACAATTGGTGGCTATCATATTAATGCTACTGACATTTGTCACTGGATACGGAATCTATCTAGCTTTCGGTCCAGCTAAAGAAAACTTAACTGATCCATGGGACCACGATGACTGAAGAAGTAAAACTAACTACAAAAAATCTTACTCTCGAAGAGAGAAAAGAAATAAGAGAACATCTTATTGAACAAGATAAAAGAGCTGCTTTCATGAGGCATCTATACCATTCTTACGGTAGAAATAATCCTGAGCATGAAATGCATGGTTTTTATACTGGTCTATGGCAAGAATTCAAAGAAGAAGCTGCTCTTATAGTTCGTGAACAGTTCTTTGAAAGGCTAGAAGCAGTTAGACTATATGAAGAGAACAAGGTAAAAGAAGAAGCTAATGTTTACACCAGCCCCCTTCCAGAATCAGATTCCAGCGACAGCGAATCAGGAGAATAATCAACAACCTCAAACGAAGGAACAGACTCCTAAAAATAAAACCTCTTCTTCTAAAGATGAGATAGGGACTTTCATAAACACGTTGACGGGAGTAGCGGGGTATCTTCATGAGTTACAAGTACAGGCACACTTGATTCATCTTAACTATGAAGCTGGAAATTTCTTGCCTGTTCATAAGTTTTTGAAGAAACAATACGAGCTACATCTCAAACAGTTCGATGATGTAGGAGAATTGATACGTTCAATGGATTATTTGTTACCTATGTGTCACGAAGGGCTGATGGATGCCAGTCCCAAGTTTGATCATGTCAAAAGTTACAAGGCAGATGAGATGTTGATAAGTTATTATAAAAATTTAGAAAAACTTGGTATCTTGTGCAAAAAAGTTCAGGCGACAGCCAAAAAACTGAAGGCAATAGATATTGAAAATTATATGGCAGAGCTGTGCGGAGACTGTTTTAAATCCGCATGGATGATAAAAGCAACCCTACGCAATCAACAATGAACACAAAGTTAGCTTCAAGCCTATTGAAAATCCCAACATCAACCCACGCCTTACTAGAGTTTGCCTTCTTTATAGGAGTAGGTGTCACTGCTAGTTCACTAGGTTTAATAAATTAACATCATGATGACAGTAAATTTAAATCTCTTTCTCTCTGACGAGGAGAAAGCAAAATTATGGACGGTTGCTAACCGTGTGATAGCAGACGGGCATGTAATTCCAGATGAACGTTATGAAGTTGAATTGAATTTAGTAACTACGAGGTGGAGACCTGATGAGGAAATAGCTGGTGGATAAACAGCATAAAAAATTAAATAAGCTGCAAGTAAAAGCAGAGTTGTGTGTAGATAGAGAAACAGCTCAAAAAATAATATCTAAAGCTAAGAAAGCACAGGGTAAATTAGTATCCTTGTAACATTTCTTTCATCAATCTATTCCTTTCATTAGCTGCTGCACCTATCTGTCCTGCTGGGGTATTCGAATACTCTACATTTTCATCGCCAGCTCTGGTTTTATCTACAGCTTCTTTTAGGTTTCCATAAGTAAGTGGATTCATAATATTAAATCCTCCTTTACCTTGTGCAATCTGAGTTCCTGCCATATTACCAATTGCCATTCCCGGTATTGTTCCTAAATTTGCAGTAATTCCGTGAGTAGGCATACCTCCCATTGCATTAGGCATTTGAGAAGGAATCACATTAGCTGGACCTGCTACACCCATTTGAGCTATCTGCTGACCAGTGGCATTATTTAATAGATTTTGAAAAGCGTCTTTCTTATCTGCACCAGACCCACGTCTTGGATTAGCTTTTACTCTATCAAATAGATCTTCTCCAAAAGGATTTGGAAACTCATCATCAAAACGACCTGGATTATCTTCGTTGTAATATTGTCCATATGGATAACCTCCACCCATGTATTCCTCAAAATCCTGATACGGAAGTTTTGTAACAGCCATCTTCTAACTCAACCTAGAAACTATTTAATACAATTTTAACTCAAGCAATTTTTTTTAGAATTGTGTGCATTAGATCACATAAACCTACTACAACTGTATAAACTGTCATACCTCTAGTTGAAAATACCTATAAAGGTACTAAGATTGAGCTTTAGCTTTTGAACTAATGATCAAAAACTCTTTAACAGCAATTGCAGCAGCAACAGCTCTTGCAGTACCTGCTCATGCAGGATTCTACTTAAATGGTGAATTCAACCAAAGTCATGTAGGCAGTGACTGGAATGGTAGTGGCATTGACCTCCACGTAGGTTATGAAAACACTATCGGAGAAAAAGGCAGCTTTTATTTACAAGGTGGCCCATACTTATCTAATCCAAAAGGAGCAGATTCAGAAACAAACGTATCTGCAAAAGTTGGTGGTGGTTATGACGTAACTGACAAACTAAATGCTTACACAGAAGTATCTGTAGTCACTGATGACACCAACACTTGGGGAAGCAAGCTAGGTCTAAAGTTTACCTTCTAAGATCAAGCACTTTCCAACTCTGTCTCGCATTCATCATTACCTCCCTTCCAATGGTGGATGCGATGACAATTACTACATAAAGGAACACATCTATCTATCTCTTCTTTGATACGGTTCCAACCATAACCTTGATATACCATCTGCGATACCTCACCTTCTTTATCTCTTACATGATGAAAGTCGATGACTCTATGATCTCTAACTCCACAATGATCACATCGTATTTTCTTCTTATATTCAATTACTTTTTTATAATTCTCTTTTATTCTTTTTTTATCCCTAGACCAAGGCATATCAATCAGTGAGACCAATATCCTTAGAGTTGAAGTCGATATTCTCGTCATCTTCTACCTCCAGTTCATCTTCTAATTCAGCTGATTTTATAACAGCACTATAGAGGTTGGGGTCAAAACCGGTCATAGCAACAGCTGGAGGGACATCAGATTCTTGTTCAACTTCTTTTGGAGTCTTCCAGAAATAATCATCAACCTCCCCTAGTCTTCCCCATTTGGGTACATGCTCTACATTAAAGTACCTAGTGGATACCTTGAAGTCAGGTCTCTTCAGTTCATGATTACTTAAAGAAGTATCTGTCATACGACAACGGTTATTGGGATAGGCACCTATTTGTCCGTTATCCAGCTCAATAATATTATGAGACTTATGCTCATCAGGTGATTCTGCAAAATAGAAATCAGGTTCATTCCTATGTGAGTGATAGTTATCAATAGTGAATAGATAAGTACCTTTCATTATTCCGTTATCTCTGGTCATCACCTCGAAGTCCATATTGAATATCAGATTCTTTTCGACAACGGTAAGACCAGTATCAAATCCATTCCAGAACTGTAGATCAGTTAAAGGTAGGTCAGGCGTTGGTGGTTCAGGTTCATTAGGATGATCAGGGTCCCAGGATAGAAAAGCACTGATAGGAAGTTTGTCATATAACGCCCCATACTCCGTAAGATAGGTTTCAAAATATAATGCCCTACCTGAAAGAGATTTACATGTAACCCAATATCCCAGCGTATACTCTCCGTGTCCGTCACGTAAGTCTCTTAGATACTCACGTCTTACCCAGACTTTTGTAGGTGGTAAGTTTGCTACTAAAGTTGTCATTAGATGGTGTCCTCCCAAATCCAGCCCATGTGATAACCGTCTATATAGGGCGGTATACCTATAGACTTCATTAATTCTTGGATCATACGTCCTTTGCCAAATTTCTTATTAGTGTCTGTATTTTTCATATATAAATTATCATCAACTACGATTAATGTTCCTTCTTTAATAACATTTTTTGCAGCAAATAATTCTTTTAAATGATGTCCAGATGCCTCCCAATCGTCCAGCCAATTGTATATATTAAACGAGTCTAAATATAAAAGATCTACATGTCCTTCTAAGGTCGATAGGAACTCCACAGAGTCCGCTTCAATCACCTCTGCATGTGTAGTGACAGTTCGTGCATTTTTACACGCTACAGGGTCAATATCTACCGTAAGTAATGTTCCCCCTTGTGTATCAACATAGCGATCAAATAAAATAGTAGAACATCCATCACCCTCAAAATTGTAATCTTCACGAACCGTTCCTGTCTCTACGATTACAGGGTCTTTTATTCTTCTTAAATATTCAAAGATTTTAGTAAATCCTGTCTCTCTAAGTCCCAATAAAGGTTTAACTTCTTCATAATATTCAGACCAATTAGAACTATTCTTAATTGAGTCTTTTAACTTGTCATGTTGCTTAAGTTTCATAACTCTATCCTCACGTAATCTATCTTTTCTTGTTTTAATTTAAGCTCATGAGAATCTGCCGTTTCACAAGGGTAATCATCATATGCAAAACCTTTAAATTTCTCCCCAATTTGTTCACCATAATAAAATCGAACTTTTGTAGAAGACATATATTTAATAACACTTAATTAAAGCATATCAATAACTCAAATTAGAGGCAAAAAAATATTACCTTTTTTGTAATTGTTCTGATAAATTATAATTAAGACACAAATATTTAATGCTAAATAACAATTTAGACGTTAATTCTTTAGAAGAAATTAATAAGAATCCATGTAGAATTACCCTCGAAGGAAAAAGACATTACACCACACCATTACCGACAGGACCAGCACCTTCAGTTACTACAATAATTTCACAGACTGCATCGGAACAGAACAAAAGAAAGTTAGAGATGTGGTCTAAGAATAATCCAGGGGTCAAAGAAAAGGCTGCTGAAAGAGGAACAGCGATACATTATGGAATGGAGCAGTACTTAAAAGGTAATAAAAACCCTGATATAGACGAGGAATACCATGATTTCTGGGCAGGAATGCCCAAAATATTAGATCAGTTCAGTGAAGTTTTATGGGCTGAATCTCCAGTGCTAGATAGATTTAAATTTACATTAGGTTCTGATGATATAGCTCGTGTATGGGGAGCAGATAGTAAAGGAAGAGCTTGGGCAGGAGCACCAGACATAATTGCAGTAGCAAATAATAAACTTACACTTGCTGATTTAAAAACTAGTGTGAAACCTTACAGCCGTAGATGGCCTAAAGATTACGAGAAAGGAACGACAGAATGGAGAAACTTATTAGGCGGTTATATGAAATTTAAGAAAACATGCAAACAGCTTGCAGCATATGACATTGCGATAGAACAAACTTTAGGATTAAAGATACAACAAGCAGCTATATTAGTATCAACTCCAGAGCGTACTCAGATTTTTAAAATATCAAGAGGATACCTTAATCGTCTAAAAGAAGACTGGCATAAAATTGTAGAAGAATATTACAAACAAATAGAGGAATGTGATATTTAAACTTAATAATTTCTTAAAAATCTTGACATTTAAGCTTAATAATTTGCAAGGTTAATGTAATTGTTTTCTCAGTAAAGAAGAGATAGGATTATAAATACACAGATAAATAACTGCCGATGGACATCACAATTTCTATCGGTGAGTGGATGAACGGCCTCAATGAACGTATGAAAAAAGCGTCCGACGGAGACTGTTTCTGTCTTCCCACCGCAATGCATCTTCACGCATTTCAACTATTGGAACCTCAGTTCCCAAATAAACACTTCAACTACAAAATCAATGGAATCTAAAACACCTAGGGTGCTTCGCATGGAAGAAGATGCTATACAAGGTAGAAGAAGTGGTATAGCCGTTGTATCTTATTGTGCTACCCCTGCCTTTTCAATTCAGATCATCCTAAAATCTAAAGATGACCGATAAAAAGAATCTAAAACCTGGACAGTTTAATCTTTCATGGATACCTATTGACTGGCCTCTGACTCCGCTAGGCAAGAATAAAGACCCTTATGTAAAAGGATGGCAGAATCAACCTTTCAGTGTGAGAGACATCGAAGATGAATTAGCTACAGGAGAGTGTAAGGCTATTGGATTACTGGGTGGGCCTGTTTACAATCACCCCTATGGATTGGTCTGGGTTGATATTGATGGTCCAACCGTATATAAGGCAATACAGGATTTATGCGAATTACCACTTGATAAGGCATTACCTGATACCTTAACCATATGCAGTGGTAAGGAAGGACGGGAGCGTAAACTATACCAGCTGAAGAGAGAACAACATAAACACTTCATACGTAATAAATACACTTGGCATGCAGAGGCTCCTAAAGAAAAACTGGAGATCCTATGGAGTAAGCACCAAGGAGTATTGATGGGTCTACACCCAGATACACAAGGCTACTACACTGCTGAAAATCAGGGGTTTGAGTATGTAAATAAGTTGCCAGATCTACCTGAATGGTTGATGAATGCCATCATAAATAAGAATGCTAAACAGGGTATACCGGCAAATCTTCATACCAGAATTGTTGGTCCTGGTTTCGCTTTAAACGCTAGAATAAACTTAGAGCGAGATATGCAATTAGCGACAGAAGCTATGTGGGCTTTGCCTCCAGAAGCTACTGATGACTACGATATCTGGATTACGATTGGACAATCACTTCATTCTTTGGATGATTCCTTATTGGATGAATGGGATAAATGGTCACAACAATCCGATAAATATAGGAAAGGGGATTGTCAAAAACGCTGGTTATCTTTTAGTAAAGGAGGAGGTCGTGGAATTGGATCTTTAATACACATAGCCAAGGAGCATGGATGGAAACCATCGGAAGACTATAAGAGCATGAGTGTTGATGATAATCAACTGGAAGAGGATGAAAAAAGATTGAGAGAAGTACAGAATAATACAAACAAAGGAACCCCAAGTACCCCTAGAAAGAAAGTAAAAATGACCGCAGCTACTCCTATAATGCCCAAGTTAGAAATGGCAGCAGCTCCTCTATCTCCCAGAGGACGTGATCAGAAACCAAGGAATCCTTCTTCAGATTTGATAGCTCAAATAATATTGCAGACATATAAAGGAAATCTAAAGTACAGTCAGAATCAAAACTGCTTCTTTATATATGAGCATAAAAGTAAAGGTTTATGGTCCGGTTTGTCTGATATAGAGATGAAAGGAGAGGTAAAACGCAGATTAGACATAGTGAAGGATCATTTGTTACCAAGTGGTTACAGCATGAATCTCGTTAATGACTTGGTTGAACAGCTTAGAATCTCTGAAATATTTGATGATTGGTATGAAGATAATAAACATCTCCTATTTAAGAATGGAATACTCTGCATAGCCACCAAAGAGCTACTACCTTTCGATAGAGAGATGCACTTCACTCAGCAACTCCCTTACAACTATGCCCCAGAATCTACCTGCGAACCTATTGTTAAATGGCTGAAAAGAGTACAGGATGGCAATTGGGATAGGGTACAGGTATTGAGAGCTTGGCTACGAGCTGTACTGTTGAGTCATTCAGACATACAGAAATTTGTAGAGATAGTAGGGCCAGGTAAGTCAGGAAAATCTACATATGCTAACTTGGCACATGCGTTGGTAGGTGATGACAATGCAATGATCTCCTCATTAGAGCATTTGGAGAAAAATCGTTTTGAAACCGCTAACTTATATAAGAAAAAGTTATTACTCTTCAATGATGTAGAAAGATATGGTGGTTCTGTATCCGTATTAAAGGCGATAACAGGTAGAGATTTAATAAGACATGAGAGAAAATTTCAGTCAGGATCACAGAAACCATTCAAGTTTAATGGCTTGGTAATGATCACTGCCAATGAGCCTATACAGACCACTGATCCCACTTCTGGATTAGCCCGTAGACGTTTAACCATACCCTTCGATAAGCCCTTCCTAGGCAAGTCTGCAGACCAACGAACCCTAATAGATATGGACGACAAAGGAAGGCCATTTGGGGACTTCTCCGGTATGTTAGCTGGTCTTGTAAACTGGGTTCTGGATATGTCTGAAACAGAGATGAGAGAGTACCTCATGGAGACAACTCAGAAGGTAGATTTCTTTGCAAAACACAATAGAGAACAGATACTTAAATCTAATCAGATAATGGATTGGATGGAGCATTGTTTGGTGTTCGATGAAAATGCTTCTGCACCCATAGGATTGGCTAAATCTGCTGCAGCTGGATCTTCAAACGTCTACATGGCACATGACAAATGGCTATATGCCAGCTACTGTGAGTTCTCCAAAGCTTCAAACAGTAATATCTTAGGTAGAAGTAGATTCGAAACACTATTGATAGACGTATGTGTACACCAGCTGGGACTCAATGTATATAAGATGAAAGAACGACGTGGAGTTAGAGTAATAAACATTGCTTGTCGTATGTCTGACCAAAAATACCTTAAGTATCCTTCAATAATCGAGGTCGGTCTAGACAAAGAAAAGTGGAAAGAGCAATATGGGAGTATTCTAGATACACCAGCACAGGCATCTTAATGGAACCAGGGAAACATCTGATACTAGACCTTTATGGATGTAAGGCAGATTTATTAAATGATTATGAAAAGTTAAAATATATCTTTGAAGATACTTTGTGTATATGTAATGCAACCGTATTAAATGTTATAGGCAATAAATTTGAACCTCAGGGAGTTACGTTGTTAGCTTTGTTGGCAGAATCGCATGCTTCGATACACACTTGGCCTGAACATAATTACTGTGCAGTAGATTTTTATACATGTGGAGACTTCTCAAGGCCACAGGGAATTGCCGATCATTTGTTTATAGCATTAGGGGCTAAATCTCGTTTAGAAAGAACATTGGATCGTGCTCCAAAATTGTGTATATTTAAGGAAGAATACAGATCTTAAATGAATAAAAAGCCTAAACTTTTATGGATAGGGGATATAGTAGCTAAAACAGGATTTGCGAGAGTAACGGAAAACGTATTACCATTTCTTAAAGATGACTTTGATATAACGGTATTAGGAAACAATTGGTGGGGAGATCCCTCTCCGTTACAGAAGGTCTACACTATGTATCCCTCCTCTAATCGTTTTCAGACTGCTCCCTTCGGAGAAGAACGTATTAGAGAAATAACAGCAAAGGTTGAACCCGATATTATATTCACCATCAATGATATGTGGATTGTGAATGAGCAATATAAACAGATACAGGACATGCACAAGGATAAAAGGTTTAAATTCGTTGGCTATGTACCGATGGATTCTTATAACTGGACAGGTTGTCTGACAGATACCGCTAATGATTGGGATGGGATTGTTTCATATACCGAGTTCGGTGCTAGAGAGTTTATAAAAGCTGGCATCACAAAACCTATTGCCGTCATCCCCCATGGAGTGACTGAGGGTCAGTTTTATCCAATAGATAAGAAGGAAGCTAGAAAGAAACTGAAACTGGATGATGATCTATTTATTGTATTCAACGGTAATAGAAACCAATTCCGTAAGAGAATAGACATAACCTGCGATGCTTTTGCCCAGTTTGCGGTCGGGAAACCGAACACCAGATTGTACCTGCACATGGGGCTGAAAGACCAAGGTTGGGACATTATGCCCTTATTTAGTAGGGAAATGCGTAAGCGAGGATTAGATCCTAATGGGAGAATAATAATGACCACGAATACTCAAGATCCTCCTAATGTTTCAGTAGACATGTTGAATACTATATATAATGTATGTGACGTGGGAGTGAATACATGCAAAGGTGAGGGCTGGGGCCTGGTTAACTTTGAACATGCTGCATGCAAGGTTGCCCAAGTAGTTCCTAACCATACTTCCTGTAAGGAGATATTCGAGGGCTATGGCCAACTTATAGACTGTAATCATGTTGATGTCGACACCACTTTTGCTCGGGAAATGCCTTGCCCAGATGCTGCTCACCTTACAAGTATCCTTAATCAACTGTACGAAGACAGAGAAAAAACAAAAGCAACAGCAGAACTCTGCTACATAAGAGCTACGGACCCTCAATTTCACTGGAAAAATATAGCATCACAGTTTGGCGGTGTGTTCCAAGATGCGTTGAACGGTGTAGATCATTCTGTTGTAGAAACTAAAGAAAAAATTAAGCCAAGAAAGAGAAGAAAGGCTAGACAGATAGGATCTAAGAAATAGAATTAATTAGAATAAAGTTTTAGAGGTAATTATCATGACTAATGATCATGTTAATGAGGAGGATTGCAATTGTAATTGTTGTCAAAACCACCGATTATTAGAGGAAGAAAGTAATAATTATCATCCGAAAGTGTATAGACCTTGGGGTTGGTATCAAAACATACTGGAAGGAGAGAATTTTAAGATAAAGACGCTATGTATAAAGGAAGGTAATCGTATAAGTTTACAAAAACATCATCATCGTTGGGAAGTATGGACTATAGCTTCAGGTTTTGGTTCTGTATATTGTGATGAGACATGGCATCTAGCATATCCTGGAAACATATTTAGGATAAATGTTGATACTTGGCACCGTGCAAAAGCAATGAAAGGTGATCTAATTATCATGGAATTACAACAAGGTAAAGAATTGTATGAAGAAGATATACAAAGACTTGAAGACGACTATGGTAGAACGTTATTATCTAGTTGAGGGATTGGGTCCCCTCGGCCATAGGTTCATTGAAAGCTAAACCGTTACTCCCCTTGCTATCACAGCTGGGGGAGTTTCTTTTTATTACATTTTTCCGTCAAAACTAAGAATGAAATCTTATTACTTTCCTTATGAGCTAAATAACATATTAGAACAAAATGTAAGGTCTATTAATAGACTCATAAGACAGTAAATAACAAAGAATAAACATTACACTATTGACAAATTGTTATTTAAGTTAAAATCAAAAAGAAATTTATTTCATTCTCAGTTTTATGTCAAGAAATTATAAACCAATGCCACCGATTTGGCGGTTGAATGAGTTATTTAGTCTGTCTAATCAGTGTCCAAATGGATTAGTTTGGAGGGTAAATAAGGCAGGTAATAATGTAGGAGATCCAGTAGGAAAGTTAAACAAATCTACAGGATATTACATGGTCTCCGTTGATAACGAAGTGTACATGGTTCATCGTATTGTTTATTACTTAAGGATGGGAATTTGTCCTGATGCACATAGCGTACAGCATCTAGGAGAAACTAAAGATAACAGGACACCTTTGATTGAGACTTATAAGACACCTACTAATAAAAAACTTATGGCTTCGGGGTTTAAATTGTAATGGCTAATGTAATAAAAACATTTGAAACTACAAACTTTAGATGTGTAAAAAGCATTAATAAATTAACTGATTCTGAGTTACATAGGCATGGTTATTATCGAGGTTATCAATGTCCCCATGGACATGAAATAAGGGATCTAGAATATCATTGGTGTTATGAATGTGTAATTAAGATTAAATCGAATATATGTGGCTTTGATTTAAACTTTCTGAGTAATGATTTTAAGAATAAATATTATAAACTCTGGAAGAAAATAGATATAAAAGAACCTGATGAATGTTGGAATATGAAACTAACAGGCAAGAGAAGTCCTAATCGTGTTTGTTTTCCTTCGTATCGTACTTTCTACAGTAGACAGAAATCGGAAAACGTAAATCCTCATAAAGCTATCTATCAATGTGCCTGGGGAGATATCGGTTCCATGAGTGTAACCAGATTATGTGGCAATCCATGGTGCGGTAATCCTTTACATATGATCTCCAGCTGGAACTGTGGACATCCTCCTTCTAAAGTAACTCCGTTTCATATAGATTTTGATGCTCAAAAGTTAATGAGGATATCTAAAGCACGTATATTGAACAGAGATCAGGAAGTAATTAAAGATTCTTATAAGGCTACAATCGCACATCCTTTAAATGTGCAGGTTGCTCCAGATTATGATGAAGGGTAGGCATTAAAATAGATAATGGCTCGTAACCAGGTAACGCAGAGACAAAGAACAGTAAACGACCCCTTACAGATAGGGAGTTTTAATCAAACTTCTATCCGTTTTTTACGGGGAAATTTAGGTCCAACTTATAAAGTAAACAGTGGAGGATATGGTGGAGGCACTTATAATCATTGGTTCAAAATAAAACTAGATGAAAGTGGTTGGATAATAATTGCTAACGGATCGGTGAAGCCTAAGTTTATAAATATTTCTGCTTACGACTTAAACAGAAATCCAATAGAAGGTAGAGCAATATTTCAAAGAGACAGTTTAGATCAGATAAGTGCTACTGATGGTTCAAGACAATATCCATACAGAGGACATGTAAATGCTGCTCAGTCCGATACTCTCAATACCTTTGATCCCAATAGGTTAGATAAAGGTGACGATAGATTCTTCGCTTTACCAGTGGGGGAATATTTGATTTGTATATCTAGTGTCAGAAATGAACCTATAGATTATGCTGTAGGTATAGTCATTGAGATCTCAGATCCATTCCCAGTTCTACTTTTGGAAGACTTCTCCAGATTGATTTATGAAAACACTCCTGAACAGGATGACATTATATGTGATACAACTCCTAACTTCACAGGAGATGACGCTCATGATCATTCATTAACAGAGTGGAAAGCAGCATGGGAAAGAGAACGGCAAGCAAATGAACCATTCCCTGAATTTTTAATTGAGTACACTACTACACAATAAAATGAACTCTAGAAAACTTTATAATTTATTATTGGATGAAAAAGCAAAACCTACTAAAGACAAAAAGTTAACAGATAAATTTAAAGAGAACTGTGAACAGATGCCTTACTTGCCTCAATGTAAGGTATATGACGTATAGAGCTAGTAGAAAAAAGAAGATAATAAAAGACAAATTATCTAATGGAGATGCTTTTAAAGTAGTGGCACGTCCTTCTAAATTTCCTAATGGCGGATATCTTTGGTTAGTAAGCATGGCTGCTTCTAAAAGCAATCGAGCTATAAATGATTGGATAAAAGAAAGAAATAAAAGAAAAATAGTAAAGAAGTTAAATTACTTCTATCCTAAAAAAAGAGATGTCAAAGCTTTACGCATAGCTGTGAACGCTGCAAAAAAATGGATTACAGAGATACCGGAAGGGGATTGTTTAGTGTTTAGAGCTGAGGGAGCTAAGGCAGGTCAACTATTTAGGATCTATAAAAAATGGTTTGAAACACATGAGAACATACCTTGGGTGATATCCGAAGAACATAAATCATTTTTCTTTTATAGAAAAAGGTCTTAGAATAGAACAACAAATAAACTTAGTAAAATGATTGCTTTAATTAAACCAATATTGATAAAGTTTGCTACATCAGAGCCAGTTAAAAAGTTGGTGGTGGATTTATTAGAAAAATTAGTTGAGTCTACTGAAACAGAATTAGATGATACTGCTCTAGCTATAGTAAAAAAAGGATTAGGCTTATCTACTACAAAGAAGTAATAGCTTAAACTGAAAGTAGTATTACCTCAATAAATGGAAGCTACGAAAGATAAAGAAGAATCAAAAAAGAATCCCTTTTCTAAACTAAAAGAGAGCCTTGAGGATAAAGAAGAGCAGTTAGCGATTCTCGGTACCTTTATCAGGCTGGGCGTTATGGTCTGGGCAGGTTTCATAATTTCTTTGAACTACATCTCTTTCCCAGGGATGACGAAAGATAATTCACCTAAGGATATTACATTTATCGCTTCGGTCTTCACAGGATGTCTCGCAACATTTAATGTTACTCCTGGTGGTAAGAAAAAAACGGATGGGAAGCCTAACGGCACCATGTCCTCAGTACCAACTCAGATCTTGCGTATCGAACAGGCTCCTATTAAAATTGTTACAGAAGCCTCTGCCAAAAATAATGTATCGAAGACCTGAAAATAAGTGGGGAACGGTAATTTTAATTTCCCTGTTAGGTTTATCTAATATAGGATTAATTGCAAACTTTATAACAAGAAACAAATTTCCTGTTATGAATTTACCAGTGGGTCCTTATACCTCGTATAAAGTAGTTGCTACTGAGAAAGGGTACACTGTTTCCTATAAAGCAAACGATCCCGCAATATTGATAAACACTTCTAAAAAATCTTCTCCTAAAGGATTATTTGGTAATAAAGAAGAAAACATACATTTGTATGAAGAGAATACGATGCTCGGTAAATCAGTATCAGGGAATGAAGAAGGGTTATCAGATGAACTAATAGCCTGTATAAAAACTGAAGGCTCTGGAGAATCCACAGGTAAATTAGTTGGAGCGTCTATTGGTGCTAAAGCTGCACCTACAGTTTCTCAAATCCCTATAGTAGGATGGTTGGCAGCTGGATGGGTGACAATGTTTGGAGCTAATAAAGGTGGAGAAATGGGAGGAGAAATAGCTAAATCATTTAATAACTGTTAATCATGTTTGTAGAAAAACTTACGCTTGTAACGGGTGGTTTTGATCCCATACATAGTGGACATATTGAATATTTTAAAGAAGCAAAGAAACTATCTGACTTCTTAGTCATCGGATTGAACAG